GAATTTTCGATCGGTCAGCTTTCGGCACGAATTGGCTGCAAGGTGCAGACGATTCGCTATTACGAGCAGATCGGGCTTATGCCGCATCCGCTACGAACCCATGGTAACCAGAGGCGTTACGGCAAGCGACATTTGGAACGGCTTGGCTTTATTCGCCACAGTCGCGAGCTCGGCTTCCCTTTGGAGGCAATCCGCGAGCTTCTCAATCTGGCAGACGACCCGGACAGCTCCTGCCATTCGGTCGACGGAATCGCCAAGCGACAGCTCCGTGAAGTCGAGAGCCGCATCCTGCGCCTCGAAGCGCTCAGGCAAGAACTTGAGCGGATGATCGTCCAATGCAGAAGAGGTAAGATTGCTGAGTGCCGGGTCATCAAGGTCTTGGCCGATCACGGCCTCTGCGCTCAAGAGCACTCGGATCATTGCGACGACAAATCGGCAACGAATTTGTGAGCTCGCTCGCAATTCGCTTGCCCCCTCGAGCCTTGATCGAGAGTGCGGGTCGGCGTATGAATTCGCTGATCCGCGAACAAGCGTATCGGCGCAATGAGGGATATCCAGATGGGACAGCCATGTCAGCCCAAGCCATGACATTCGGCCAGGCGATTGCGAAGGCCCGGAAAGCTAAGGGATTGAATCAGAAGGAGCTCGCCGCACTAGTAGTAAAGGACGAAGAGGGTGGGGCGATCTCGCCGCAATACCTGAATGACATCGAGCATGATCGTCGTAGCCCGACATCGGATCACCTGATCAAGCAGTTCGCCAAGGTCCTCGGAGAAGACGAAGGGTACCTGTTTGTTCTGGCAGGCAAGATCCCCGACGATCTCCGCAAGAAGGCAAAGGATCGCGATCAAATCGTCGCCGGATTCGCCAATTTCCGGAAAACATTTACGAAATAGCAATGGGGCCCGCGATGGTGAAGATGGTTCCGGACAAGACTCGTCGCTTCGCCGAGCGGCCCCATTACTCGCCCGAGGACCTCGATCGCGAATGTGAGCGGATCGTCTCGGCCTTCTTACGCAAGAAACGTGGTGCAGCAAACTTCCCAATCCTGACCGAGGATCTGCAGACTCTCATTGAGCAGGAAGATGCTTCCCTCGATAGCTGCGTCGATCTCTCCGCTTTCGGCGACGATGTCGAAGGGGTTACGGAATTCTTCCCAGACCAAGGGCCGAAGGTATCGATCTCCGACAAACTGGCGAATGATGCGCGGCGCGAAAACCGATTGCGCACCACTCTCGCGCACGAGTTTGGCCACGTTCATTTTCATCGGCACCTCTGGGCCGAGAAGTTTTTGACCGTCAGGCTCTTTGACCGGAAAAGTGCTGAGAACAAGGCAATTTGCAAGCGGGATACGGTCCTGAATGCCAACCAGTATGATTGGATGGAATGGCAGGCGGGATATGTCAGCGGATCGGTTCTGATGCCGCTGACGCATGTTCGTCAGCTTGTGTCTGAATATTGTCAGCCGCTCGGGCTCCATGGGGCTGTTTATCAGGGATCTCAGCAGGGGTTGGCGCTCATCGCGCAAGTCGTTGACCGATTCGCCGTTTCGGAGGAGGCGGCACGGATCCGGCTGCTGAAGCTGAACCTCTTGGCCGCGTCCAATACGCAAAAATCGCTATTCAGCTAGAAAAACCGTGAATTCGCGGATGTGCGTATTTTTTCGATTGACTCCGTCCAGCTTCGAGATACGCTAATCCGCAGATCGCCGGAATCGGCCGGCTGGAAATGCGAGGATTAGTCTATGTCTTCAGGCAAGCGTGAACCCGGTACCCACCATGTGGTGCCCAACCCCCAGGGCGGCTGGGATGTCCGCCGTGGCGGCGCCGACCGCGCCGCCGGTCACTTCGATCATAAGTCCGATGCCGTCGATCGTGGCCGGGAGATCAGCCGGAACGCCGGTACCGAGCTCAAGATCCACAACCGCGACGGTCGCATCGGGCAGAGCGACAGTCACGGTCGCGACCCCCGCAACATCAAGGGCTGAGGGGGGTACGAATCATGGCCTCGGTGACGAGCTTCATTCGCAATATGCCTGCTTCGTCGCTGCGGGCTTACTTCGACCAGACCGGCATCAAGTCGCCGACGCCGGTCAATTGGGACGCGGCGGAGCCGGAAGTGGTTCGTGGCGCGCTCCGCGCAGTCGATAAACTCGACGACGAGGCGCGCGCCCGCGTCGTGAACGATGCCGAACGCGTGAGCGGTCTGGCCGACGATGCCGGCCAGACCGCGCTCTACAGCGTGGTCGAAAACCGCGAAACGCTGGACGCACTGGCGAACGGTCACGCGCGCGCTCTCTGGATGTTCCTCAACGCGCCGGTCCTTTTTCAGCGCGCCGAGGAGGTTCGCTACACCGACGAGCGGCGGCGCGGTCGGAGCTGGGACGGATTCATTGCGCCACCCAATCTCGACATTCGTCGCGACCCGGCATCTCTCGACGCCTTCAAGGCATCGCTTCGTGCGCATTTCGGGTCGAACAATGTGCATGTCGACATTTTCGAGCGATGCCGGCCGACGTTCGACGGCAAGGACAGCGAGCTTGTGCAGATCGCGATCTATCGCGAAGGGCTGCCCGATGACTTCCTGGCGTTCGACGGTGGGGCTCTTGTGCGCCGCGCCCGCCGCCCCGTGTACGAAGCGGCGTTGACGCACGAGCAGGCTACCGGCGTGATCGAGGTCGTCGCGACCGAACGCGAGAGCCGTGAGGAGATAGTTCGCCTGACGGCGCGCGATCTGCTCGGGATCGACTACCAGAATGAGAAGGTGCCGCTCCGCCGATATGATCTGGCGGTCCTGCTGCGGCCGTTCGCGTTTTCGACCGATCCGGCGGACGGCATCGAGTCTGTCGAGGTGAAGCAGCTGCGGCTGATGCCGATCGACGATGTCGGGGAGCGCGTCACTCTCGAATGCCTGCGTAAGGCAGATCGCACGATTTGGAATATGGCGGCTGAGCATTTCGGTGCGAGCGACCCGTTGGCCGGCGGGTGGGTCGCGACGCAGGCCAAGCTCACGATCAAGTTCCATCCCAAGGGCGATGCCAAGCGGGGCCGCACTTTGCCGCTGACGATCACCATGCCGCATGGGTGCAATCTCAAGGACCAGACCGAGGAGGAGCAGCTGATCGGCGAGAAGTATCTTCGCCGTTGGGGCATCTTGCGCGATGCCTGATCGTCACCCGAGCCTCGATCCACAGGCCGTCGATATTCTGCTTTCGGTGATCGAGACGCCGCACGCGGTGGTTACATGCGCAGCGCTCGACGAGTTCTACGCGGCGAAAGCGCTCGCGATCAAGGCAAGTGGGCTGCTCGAGCTGAGGGAGCATCGGCGCGCGACTGTCTCCCTTGCAGATCACGACGACGAGCCGGTCAGTCTGTCCTGGTCCCCCGAACACCATGGCTACGGCTATTTCAGCCCGTCGGCGGGATGGGTGCCCGTCTCGGACGGCCAGATGGCGTCGTTCGGCATCAGCTTCGAGAAGCTGTTCGAGCACCTGCTGGATCGGCTCGATCTTTCGACGCGTGCGTCACCGACGGTCCTGTTGCCCGACCTCTTATGGGAGATCGGGGAGGTGAGGCTGCCTGGTCGGGGCAAACGCGTACCACTTTGGATTGGCCGCAGGCTTGCCGACCCGAAGGTCTGGAGCCGATTCGCCGAAACCGTCCGCGCACGCCCGGCGCCTGGATTGCGGATCGTCCTCAGCTTGACGTCGGCCGACCGTCTTCCGGCACTGATCCATCAAGGCCATTCGATCATTGCGGTCCGCGACATCGTGGATCATGCCAGCGGTTTGGTGGTCGACCCCGATTTGCTGGCCGCGCGTGTCGCGTCGGGGACGACGTCGACCGATGCCTTGATCACCATGGCCGCCGACGGGGCGTCCGTCACCGTTCGAGGGAAGCGCTACGCGTTCTCGGGATCGAAGCAGCGCGCCGTGATCCGGCAGCTGTACGAGGCGTGGGAAGCCGGAAAGCCGGAATGTCTGACGGCGGAGGTTCTCGAAGCCGCCGGCTACAGTGACAGCGTGAATACGCTGGCAAAAGCGTTCTCGCGCAATAGCGATTGGCGCGAGTTTATCGCCGAGGGCAAGGGCCGCTGCTGGATGTTCCACTGAGCCGTTCGATACACCACCACCATCAAGCCGCCCGCTGGGGCGGCTTTTTTGATTCCGGCGCTGCGGTTTTTCGATTCCTACCCTGAGCCCTACCCAGCGCCTTCCCGGCTCCTACCCTCGCACCCCGCATCTTCCTCGCAGGTTTTCGTCACCACCTGCTGGAGGACGCGATGTCCGTCAAACACCTGAACCAGATCGATCTGGCCCGCCGCTGGAGCATCAGCCCGCGCACGCTTGAGCGCTGGCGCTGGCTTGGCCAGGGCCCCCGCTACATCAAGATCGGCGGCCGCGTCGTCTACCGCGTCGAGGAGGTCGAGGCCTTCGAAGCGCAGCAGACCCGCGCCAGTACGTCCGAAATTCCGGAGACGCCCGCCCTCGCGCGGAGCGCCTGACCCCGGCTTCATGCCGGGTTCTCCAGGGAATGCAAAACCCGAAAGGGGAATACCTGGACCGCGAAAGCTCCGAGCGGCGTCGGAGCCCGGCAGTAGCAACACACACGACGACATCGGGGCAAGGCGACACAGGAGCCAAGCCCATGTTCGATACCCCGCTGAAGCGGCTTCGCAAGAAGTCGTGGCTGTCCGATATCCCCGACAGCATCGATATCCCCGCGATCGGTGGCCGTCCCGCCACCAGCAAGTCCATCGAGGAAGCGAGCCTCGATGATCTGGCCTTCGCGATCCGCGCGCTCAGCAAGCAGTCGTCGGCGATCTACCGCAAGACGAACGCGCTGCAGCAGATCTACGACCTGGCGCGCAATGAGGGCGCGCTCGGCAACATGCTGGCCGTCCCGGCGGCGGCCCGTGCCGAGGAGGTGGCGTGATGAGCGCCCCCTTCGCTTCGACCGGGTTCCGGATCATCACCGCCGATGAGCGTCTCGCCGAACGGCGCGGCATCAAGGGCGTGCTGACCGGCATCTCCGGGATCGGCAAGACGTCCCAGCTGTGGACGCTCGATGCCGGCCGCACGCTGTTCCTCAATCTCGAAGCGGGCGAACTCGCCGTGCAGGGCTGGCCCGGCGACGAGGTGCGGATCCGTGACTGGGAACTGGCGCGCGATCTCGCGTGCTGGGTTGGCGGCCCCAACCCGGCGATGCGCGCGGACCAGACCTTCAGTGCGGCGCATTACGAGCGTGTCTGCTCGACCTTCGGCAATCCCGCGAGCCTCGCGAAGTACGACACGCTGTTCGTGGACTCGATCACGGTCGCATCAAGGCTTTGCCTGCAATGGTGCAAAGGTCAGCCGCAGGCGACGTCCGATCGCAGCGGCAAGCCCGACATGCGCGGCGCCTACGGGTTGCTGGGCCAGGAGATGATCGCCTGGCTCACGCATCTGCAGCACACGCCGGGCAAGAACGTCTGGCTGGTAGGCATCCTCGACAAGCGTCTCGACGATTTCAATCGCCCGTACTTCACGCTGCAGATCGAGGGCGCCAAGACCGGCCTCGAGCTGCCGGGCATCGTCGATGAAGTCGTCACGATGGCCGAGCTTAAGACCGAGGACGGCAAGCCCTACCGGGCCTTCATCTGCCAGACGCTGAACCCGTTCGGCTATCCGGCGAAGGACCGCTCGGGGCGGCTCGACGCGATCGAGGAGCCGCATCTCGGCCGGCTGATGGAGAAAATCCGTCGCCCGCTCGGCGATCCGCCGCCCGCACGCCTGGAGTTCGGGCGCCCCGCTGCCGCCGACGCTCTCCCCAATCCCACGCCCAATTCCACCGACGCGACCAAAGGAGCCTGAGCCATGTCCACGGCCAACACGATCGATTTCAACGGCGCCGAGACGCAAGACGCGGCTCTGGCGAACATCCCGAGCAACACGCTTCTCAAGTTGCGCATCACCATCCGTCCGGGTGGTGCTGGCCCCGAGGGCTGGCTCACGCAGAGCAAGACGAGCGACGCGCTTTACCTCAACACCGAAGCGGTCGTTCTCGATGGACCGCATGCGCGCCGTCGCATCTACACGCGCATCGGCGTGAAGGGGAAGGGCGTCAACGATCGCGGCGAGGACGTATATGCCAATCGTGGGCGTGCGCTGATCCGGGGCATCCTCGAATCCGCCCGTGGTGCTCGCAGCGACGATCAGTCCGAGCGGGCGCGCGTCGCCCGTACCATCCGGGGCTTCGGTGACCTGAATGGCCTCGAGTTCGTGGCCAAGGTCGGCATCGACAAGGACCGCAACAACCCCAGCGACGAGGGGCGCAACGTCATCGCCGCCGCCATTGCGGCGGAGCACGCCGACTACGCGCGTCTCATGGGTGGGGCGCCTTCTGCCCCGGCACCCACGCCCCTGGCGCCCACGGGCGCGCCCTCGCCCTCGTGGGCCGGCAACACGCCCGCTGCCTCGCCGCCCGCCGGCAATGCGCCCTTCTGGGCGCGCTGATGGAGGCCGGCCATGATCCCGAGGGACTATCAGAAGGAGGCGGTTGCCGCCGCCCGCACCAAGACCGCCGCGCACGGCAACACGGTTCTCGTGTTGCCGACCGGCTCCGGCAAGACCGCCATCGCCGGCTTCTTCATCGGCGAAGAGGCGAAGCAGCGCCCCGATGACCGCTTTCTGGTCCTTCAGCACACCGACGAGCTGATCGAGCAGAACCGGGGGACGATCAGCGCGGTCACGGGGTTGCCGGGCAGCGTCGTCAAGGCCGAGCAGGACGATTGGTCGGGCCGCGTGGTGTTCGGCAGCGTCCAGACCCTGGCCCGCACCAATCGTCGTAACCGCATGGGTGCCGTCTCGCATCTCGTCATCGACGAATGCCATCGGGCCGCTGCCGACAGCTACCAGAACATCATCGGTCACGCACGATCGCTGAACCCCGGCGTGAAGCTCCTGGGTCTGTCGGCGACGCCCGAACGTGGAGATGGGCGCAGCCTGCGCAAGACCTTCAGCAATGTCGGCTTCCAGCTGTCGATCGGCACGCTGATCGAGCAAGGCATCCTGGTTCCCCCGCGCACTTTCACCATCGATCTCGGCGTCGGCGACGCGCTCTCCGAGATCCAGTCATCGATCGGCGACTTCGACATGAACGCCGCCGCCCGCGTGCTCAATCACTCCGTGCTGAACGACACGGTGGTCGAGCATTGGAAGTCCAGGGCTGCAGATCGCCGGACTATCGCCTTCTGCGCCACCATCGAGCACGCGGAGTCGGTCGCAGCCGCGTTCCGGGCGGCGGGCATCACGGCCGACACCATCACCGGCGAGATGGCCACGCGCGACCGCGCCGACGTCATTGCCCGGTTCGATCGCGGCGAGGTCCAGGTGCTCACCAATTGCATGGTGTTGACCGAGGGCTTCGACAGTCAGCCGGTTGGCTGCATCGCGATCCTGCGGCCGATGCTGCACAAGGGCACGTTCATTCAGGCGGTCGGGCGTGGCTTGCGCAAAGTCGATCCCGAGCGCTTTCCCGGCATCATCAAGACCGATTGCATCGTGCTGGACTTCGCGGGTGCCGCGCAGCGCCACGGATCGATCGAGCAGGAAGTGCGGCTCGATGTCGAGGAGCCGGAGCCGGGGGCGGCCCCTTACAAGACCTGCCCCGAATGCGACGCGGAACTGCCGCTCGGCACCTCTGTCTGTCCCTTCTGCGGTCACGTCTGGGCACGGCAGCCTCGCGAGAAGCGGGTTCTCGACAGCTTCGACCTCACCGAGATCGATCTCTTGCACCGCTCACCGTTCCGCTGGTGCGACCTATTCGGCGACGATCACGCGCTGATCGCCAGCGGCTTTGATGCCTGGTCCGGCGTGTTCTTCGACGGCACGCACTGGCATGCGGTCGGGCGCCCGCGGCAGGGCCGGCTTCGGCATCTCGCGGTCGGGGACCGCCCGCAGGTCCTGGCAGCGGCCGATGATTTTCTCCGCCAGGTCGAAAGCACCGATGCCGCCAGCAAGAGCCGGGGCTGGCTCTCGCAACCGGCCAGCCTCAAGCAACAGGAGCTACTGCGCAGGTCGGGGTATCCGGACGCATCGCTCGACTTCGGCCTCTCGAAATACGCCGCCAACTGCCACCTGAACTTCCTGTGGAGCCGGGACGCCATCAAGGCGGCGGTCTTCCGGGCCAGTCTCGGGAGGGCGGCATGACGCAAGGGATCGTCCCCCATGTCCGCGCAACAGCGACTGAGGCTGTGGCATCCGCGTGGCGCGCTCTGCGCGGTTTGCCGACGACCGACCCGTGGTTTTGGCTGGTTCGACCCGGTGCGCTCGAAGCAGCCGCGCCCCTCGGTCTGGTTCTGCTCGATGGCGTGCCAAGGCTTCTGGTCGCGTTTGGCGCGGAGGTCATCGGCCGTGGTTGACCTCACCGAACAGGAACAGGCGGCGATGCGCGCTGCCATGAAACCAGTTGCGGAGATCATGGCCGAGATCGGCTGGTCGGTGCGGCTCAATGAACTGACCGAGCAGCAGGTGCTGACGCTGATCGAATGCGCGGTCGGCGGCTTCCAGGACGCCATGCACGCGACCGCCAAGATTGACGCTTCGGAGATTCCCTTCTGATGGACGACGCTCTCGATTTCAATCATCGGCCCAAGGCGCCGACCTTCGCGGATACGCTCAATGAGCGGATCGACGCGGCACTCGTGACTGAGAACGAGGACCGTGTGCCGCGCTCCTATCTTGGCGGCTCGCGTCTGGGTGATCCTTGTGCGCGCCGGCTGCAGTACGAGTTTCTCTGTTTGCCGCGCGATCCCGATGGCCGCTTCAGCGGGCAGAGCTTGCGTATCTTCGCGGTGGGCCACAGCCTTGAGGACCTGGCGGCCGAATGGCTGCGCAAGGCCGGGCTCGACTTGCGAACCCGAGATCGCGCCGGCGATCAGTTCGGCTTTTCGGTCGCCGGTGGGCGCGTGCAAGGTCACATCGACGGCGTCATCGTCGCCGCCGCCATCGACATGGTGCTGCCCGCACTTTGGGAGTGCAAGACGGCGAATGCCAAGAACTGGCGCGAGATCGTCAAGCGGGGTGTGGTGGCGGCAAAGCCCGTCTACGCCGCTCAGATCGCTCTCTATCAGGCCTATATGGGGCTGACCGATGCGCCGGCCCTGTTCACCGCGATCAACAAGGACACGAGCGAGATCTGGCACGAATTGGTGCCTTTCGACGGCGCCCTCGCGCAGGCCTGCAGCGACAAGGCGGTGCGCATCCTGCAGGCATGCGACGCAGGCGAATGGCTGCCGCGCATCGCTGCTGAGCCGGGCCATTTCGAGTGCGCCTTCTGTGCCTGGAAACAGCGGTGCTGGGCATGATGGCGCAGGAAACCGTCCCGCTGCCTGTCGCCCCGGACGCGGTCAGCATCGCCGCCTATGTCGAAGTCGTGTTCGGCTATTGCGATGGCTGGGTCGCGGTTCGCGCACTTGCAGAGAAGGGGGCGAATGACCGACCGCCGCACACGCCTTTTGTCGCGGCGGATACGGAGCTGGCGTCCAAGCTCGCCGTTCAGGCGGGCTGGGCAAACGAGGCCGGCATGGCGCTCTTCGTCGTGCCCGGCACCGTCGCGGCTCCCGGCGAGGCGAAAGCCGAGGATATCGTCCAGACCCAGGTAGTGCTGGTCGATCTCGATCATGGGGACATCGCGGCCAAGCGCGATCATCTGCTCCGGCATCTTGGCGCGCCGACGCTCGAAGTCGCATCCGGCGGCATCACCCCGGAAGGCCAGCGCAAGCTCCATCTCTACTGGCGGTTGACCGAACCTGCCGAAGGCGAGGAGATCGCCAAGGTCTGCCGCCTGCGCCACGCGATCGCGGTCAAGGTTGGCGGCGATCCGTCATTCCGCTCCGCGCACCAGCCGATCCGCGTTGCGGGCTCGGTGCATGCCAAGGGCGGCATCAGGCGCGCTGTCGAAATCCTCAAGCGGACCGACATCGAGTTCGATCTGCGTGATCTGGCCGAAGCCGTGATGGCCATGCCGCCGCTCGAAGGCGAGGCGATCTCCGAGTTCGATTTCAACGACGCGAGCGCCGGGAAAGGGGCGGTCCCGGAATTGTTCGGGCGCCGGATCCGCGAGGGCGGCGTGGACGGCACGACCCGCTTCGACGCGCTGTCTCGGGTCATCGGCTATTGGATCCGTCGTTGCCGCGAGGGGCATGTCACCCCGGCGCAGGCGTGGGACGAGATCGTCGCCTACAACGAAGCCAGGATCGATCCGCCTTGGCCCCTCGACAAGCTCCAGCATGAAGCCGAGCGGCTGTGGAAGCGTGACGCCGAGCGCGGTGGCGGAGCGCCCGGAACCCCGGGCGACGTGCCCGGCGACGGCGGTCCCGACGATGAAGCTCCGCCGCCGCAATTCACCGAGGATGCGCTCGCCCTCGAGTTCACGCGCCGATACGGCGAGGACTGGCGGTTCGTGGCGGCCTGGGGGCAATGGCTCGTCTGGACCGGGACGTACTGGCGTCATGAGACCACGTTGATGGGCTTGCATCTTTCCCGACTGGTGTGCCGGGAGGCGGCAGGACGCTGCACGCGCGCACGCCTCGCGGCGAAGCTCGCCAGTGCCGCTACGGTGTCGGCGGTCGAGCGGCTGGCCCGAGCGGATCGGCGGCATGCCGCGACGGCCGAGGAATGGGATCGCAACCCGTGGGCGCTCAACACGCCGGGCGGGATCGTCGATCTGCGCTCGGGCGCACGGCGCGATCACGATCGGGCGGATCGGATGACCCGGATTTCCGGTGCTACCCCCGACGGCGATTGCCCCACGTGGAAGGCGTTCCTGGCGACCGTTACCAATAATGACGCCGAGCTGCAGGCTTATCTGAAGCGCATGGTCGGCTATTCGCTGACCGGGCTCACGATCGAGCACGCGCTGTTCTTCCTCTATGGGACCGGCGCCAACGGCAAGTCTGTCTTCTGCAACGTGGTCGCCGCCATCCATGGCGACTACGCGACGACAGCGCCCATGGACATGTTCATGGCCACGACCGGCGATCGGCATCCGACCGATCTCGCGGGGCTTCGCGGCGCGCGCTTTGTGTCAGCCGTCGAGACCGAGCAGGGGCGCCGCTGGGCCGAGAGCAAATTGAAGCTCATGACCGGCAGCGATCCGATCAAGGCGCGCTTTATGCGGCAGGATTTCTTCGAGTTCATGCCGCAGTTCAAGCTCGTCATCGCCGGCAACCATAAGCCCGCTATCCGCAACATCGACGAGGCCATGCGGCGGCGCTTTCACATGGTGCCCTTCACCGTGACCATTCCGCCGGCCAAGCGCGACAAGACGCTCACCGACCGGCTGCTGGCCGAGCGCAACGGCATCCTCGCTTGGGCGATCGAGGGCTGTCTTGAATGGCAGCGCATCGGGTTGAAGTCGCCGGCGGCGGTGCAAGCGGCGACCGACGAATATTTCGACGACGAGGACGCCATCGGGCGGTGGATGGCGGATGCCTGCGTCACCGGCCCGGGCTGCACAGAACTGGTCGCCACGCTCTACGGCGCCTGGAAGGTGTGGGCGGAGGCAGCCGGCGAATATGTCGGCTCGATCCGCCGCTTCTCGGAAAACTTGACCACCCGTGGCTTCGAGAAATGGCGCGAGCCCGTGAGCACCCAAAGGGGATTTCGCGGCATTGCGCTCAAGGCCGCAAGTCGATCCACCACCGACATGGAGTTCTGACTACGATGCAGCCCCTGCAAACGCGCAAAAATGCCCGCCTGACAGATCTGACAGATCGACCCCTTATAGACGTCACGCGCGCGCGTGCGCGCACGATAACGGTGCAAACCGTTTCATCTGTCAGATCTGTCAGGACCCCTGAATCCGGCCTGCCCGTGCTGCTGGCCCTCGACCTCGGCTCGACCCTCGGCTGGGCGGTGCGGTTGCCCGATGGCGCCACCACCAGCGGCACCGTCGAGTTCCGGCCCGGCCGCTTCGAGGGCGGCGGCATGGCCTGGCTGCGTTTCCGCAGCTGGCTCGATGGCATGGTGCGCACGGTGGGCTCGATCCAGACCGTGTTCTTCGAGGAGGTGCGCCGTCACGCCGGCACGGGTGCCGCCCATGTCTATGGCGGCTTCGTCGCTCACCTGACCGCGTGGTGCGAGCACCAGGGCGTGCCCTATCGCGGCGTCCCGGTCGGCACCATCAAGCGTTCGGCGACCGGCAAGGGCAATGCGCCCAAGGAGGCGGTGATTGCGGCGATGCGAGCGCGGGGGTTCTCGCCCGCCGACGACAACGAAGCCGATGCGCTGGCACTGCTCGATTGGGCGATCCGCGAGGCGGAGGCAGGTCGATGAAGGCGGACGCGTTCCTCAAGCAGGCGGCGATCGTCGTCGGCGAACGTGCCGACGACTACGGCCCTGCGTCGGTACTGTTCGAGCGCATCGCCAAGCGCTGGTCGCTGACCCTTGGCTATCCCGTGACGGCGGCGCAGGTCGCACTTTGCATGATCGACCTGAAGCTCGCCCGGCTCACCGACAATCCTCGGCATTTCGACGGTGTGCTCGACGTCGCTGGCTATGCCGCCCTGCTGACGGAGGTGACGACATGCACGAAGTGAACTGGACACCGAGCCTTGTCGAGGAACGGCTGGCGGAAGCAGCGGATGTCTTGAAGCGGCTGCCCGAGGTGAAGGTGCGCGGCTATTTCAACACCTGGCCGCGCATGGTCGACGAGTTCAGCGATCTGGTCGGCCAAGATCCACCCAAGATGCGTCGCCCCTGGCCGCAGCCGGCCGCCATCACGCGGATGGAAGAGACGCTGAACTGGACCATCGGTCTCGATCCCATCGATGCGAAGATCGTCTGGCTGCGCGCCGGTGGCGAGCGGTGGAAGACGATCTGCTGGAAGGTCGGTCTTGCGCGCGCGGCCGCCAACGAGCACTGGCTCTACGCGCTCTGCGTCATTGCATGGCGCCTCAATGGGCGTCGGATTCCAGGCAAGCGTTCGCGCCGCCATGTCATTGGGCTTGTTCGCGACGCCGATCTGCGGGTTTCGTAGGCTAGGTACCAGTCGGGGCCTACAAGGACGCTTTACCGGCCGACGACCAAGCTTGCAGAGCGGCTTGTTCCGGGGCCACATCCTCTTTTGTTGGAAAGGATGCATTCTCGCTAAGCAGAACTGCGGCGATGAGATAGGTTAGGAGCCGACGGTCATAGTCGTCGTCGGTTTCGCCGTACTGCTCAGCGTCGCGGTTAACCCGGACTAGACCAAGATAGAGCTGGTCCCCGCGCCACGTGGCTTCAACATCGTAAATCAGATTGCCGGTCCAGCTTCGCCTGAAGAGAAGTCGGCCATTCTCCATGTAAACAAACCATTTTTCTTCCATGGCGGTCGGAACAAAGCCCCGAGCAATCATCCAAGAGTCGAATGGGTTGTATGTTTCACCAAGGCTGAAAACGCTGTTCCGCTCAGGCATTGGAGGGTGCGCTTCACCAAAGCTTTCCCGATGCGCACCACGAAGCACATCCGCCGGTGTTCGGCCGAAGTTGGATTCTAAGTATTCTACAGCAGTTAGCCCTGGAAGCGGAGGGCCGTCCACGATGATGAACGGTGGACTGCTTGGTGGACGTCTCTTTGTCAGAAGCTGGCAATATGTCTCCAGCCATCCGTATTCGGGCGCGGCGAGTATCGCTGCCCGCATCGTTCCGTCATCATCCTTCACGGTGCCGACAAGGTGGTCATCCGTCTTAGACAGAATTTTTATTATCACCTCGCGTTTACGCGCGGCGATTGGATGGATTACCTGCACGAAAGTTAAGCGTAGCAGCCCTTTGCCTGATTTGAGCGGGGTGACCTGCTCGACAAAGACGGGGCTCGCACCAAATCCAGGTGACGCGACTGGTACTTCTAGCCAGCACCACCAGCCCCGGTCGATCATAATGCCACTGCCCATTTCATCAGTCCTTAAATACTGCCCATTTTCGGTTAGAAGAGATCATCACTCGGTTTCAGGAACTGGTACCGCCATCAGAATTTTCCGGCAATCGGCAGCTCTTGCGGTGAGGGCATCGGAAAACCGCTGCAGCACCACGTTATCGAGCCCGTCGGCCCGAGCCGTCTTGATGACGTCGGCCAGATCGT